CGACCCGTGTCGATCAAAGGCGCAGGTGGAAACCTTGTTTGAGGACACGAAGTCGTCATGCAAGGCACGGGCTGGGCGTCTCATTGAGATGCTCAAGACCGTCGACGGGATATTTTTACAGAGGTACCTCTGTTATCCCGAAGAAGTGTGGACATGGGACAGATTTGACCTGTTCACACTAGGGAACATATCCTTCTTAATAGGGGATGAGTTCCTTGACGGTACCCTCTCTGAGGAGGGGTGCTCCGTCAATACTGCCTACTCGCAACTCAAGGCGAGCAGGAAGTGGTTCAAAGAAGCTGCACACCGCGGCAACCTTGAACACGCACTAGAGAACATGGGCGAGAGGCCCAGTCACTGGTGCCGGCAGTTCGCGAACGTTTGGAAACGCGCGAACACCGAAGAGGGTCCTAGGCGTACGTACGTCATAGGTATACTCTCTCAGACGCGGGGCTGTGGAACGCCACCCCCCCTCGTCATTCTCCAGTCTAAGGTCAAATTTCTCAAGACCATTACGCTGGAGCGACCCCCCGAGGACCCGACATCACGGGCCCTTCGGAGGGCTGCACTACATGAAGTACTAAATGAACTTGATGATAGTGCCTTCACTGGACTCTCGACAAAAGCGAGGATCACAGGGAGTACCTCCTCTCCCTGGGAAAAGACCCGGAAAGAAGGAGGGACGATAGAGGCTGCGCGAGAAATTCTCGCGACTCTACCGATCGGTGAGTGCATCCCTGTGCGGGATCTACACACCGGACGAGTCGAAGCCTACAAAGATAGGTCATATTTCGACTCGACTGGGGAAGTGATATTCTGGCTGGCGCTAGATCACGTTCTCCGAACACCAATGAGGGAGCTAAAATATGCTTTCCTCACAATGGTGAAGGAGCCTGGTAAAGCAAGGACTGTTACCAAGGCCCGCGCTTGTCTCAAGATTGTACTCGATCTTGTCAACAAGCTCTGTTCCTCACCTCTAGAAAAGGGGATAAGGAGCAGTGCATCCGGGATGGGCAAGGCCAATCACGGATGGAATCTCTTCTGTCGTCTCATGTCGGACGACGTAAGAGATATGGTCTTCTCTCTGGACTCCAGGGAAGAAGATGCTTACGAAGGTTACGTCGAGAGGACGGATACCTTCAAGGCGCTGTATACGTCGTCAACCGACTTCGAAGCAGCGACAGACCAGTTGCGACTTAATGTCGCCTCTGATCTCGGACAGGCATGGATGCTCAAATGTGGCATCCCGCCTGTACTCCGGGGAATCGTACAGAAAACCTGTTACGAACCCCGAGAAGTATTCTTCCACGCCTCTGGCGTCTTGAATAACTTCGGCACACCCCGGCCCGATATGGGTCTTAACATACGGAGTGTGACGTTGGTTACAGGGGTCCTCATGGGGGATCCCTTAACCAAAGTCGTGTTACACCTTACGAATGTTGTAACACGGCATATAGGATCACGGTTATTTGACCATGATTTCTATAACAAGTTCGCAAACGGCGCTCAAGCCGATGAGAACTTTCACCTGGGCTTCACAGAAACTGTGAAAACCCCGGTAGCTGGTGGCAATATGTGATCTAAACACCTATCCACCGGTAACATAACGCCCCCCTCGGGGGAGCAATTAC